TTGATAGTGGCAGCAGTGGCATCAGATAGATCCGCATAAAGGGTTGATGAGTCAGGTGAAGCTGTACCGGTCATTTGGACATAGGTGGCAACGCCAAGTTTTACCGGGTTGTTGCTGTTGTTGTAGACACCAATATCGCCGCTATCGACTTGCGAACGAATCGGTGCTTGAGTACCAAGAGGTATTTGAACACCCGGTCCCTTTTGGGGCCATGGCAGACATGAAGTGAAGTAGTCGTGTCGTTTTCCACGACGGAGAAGGTTGTATTGACCGGAAGAATGAAGATCAGGACCATCATCAGTAGGTACTTCGACAGAGTCCTGAAGGTTTTGATCACGGAACCATTCGTTCCAGATCAGATTGTAAGCGCGATGATAAAAAGCGCAGACAGAGAGATTAGACACACCGACAGGTAGACCAAAATAATCTTCCAAAGAGTTGGCCGCATATGGAGTGATATTTGTCAGTTGGGGGATAGTGAAGTCGGTGGAATCGTCCGGATTTTTCTGTTCACCGTTGAAACGTTGCCAGTTGTCCCAGAGCAAACGAATGGGAACACTGAAGAAAAAAGTATCCATGAACATGTTGTCCATGATCGGATAGATAGGCGTCGCCAGGCGAGCAAAGCCAGTCATTTTGAGGTTGAATGTGTCGCCAGGAAGGGCTTCGTCACAGAAGAAAGGGACGAGAAAGCCAGCGTCAAATGTGGTTTTGTAGCCATGAGACCGATCAAAGGAAGAACGTGGGATTTCAGCCTTCGGGACTTGGCTGAATTGGTGAGTCATAACAGACCGATGAGATTTGGAAGGTACACCGAAAGCCATGATTTAAACCTCCTGGATAGTGGTGGTGATAACAACAGGTTGGTCTTCGAGACAGAGAACAGCAGTGGAATCATCGAAAGTACCAAGCTCGACCAGGACAAAGTCCTCCGGGTATTTTGAAAGGTCGGATTGCGGGTCTTTCGACGCGTATTGAAAATCGCGTATAGCGAGTTCTGTACGCGTTGCGTAAAAGGGGTTGGAATAAGCCTGAGCTTTGCGGTCATAGACAGAAAAGATTTTCTTGATCATTCAGATTTTCCTTGATTTGAGGTTGAGTTTAGCTGTTGCGACTTCCTCTCGAACTGAGAGTCTTTCAGGAGTTGAATCAATACGATATTTGAGGCCGCGTCGGACGCGGGCAGATTTGACCTTTTCAAAATATTCAGGATCGAGTTTTTCGAGTTGGCGATCATAGTACTTAGGTACTTTTTTTTGACTGCCTCTAATGACGATATAGTCGGATGGAAATACATCGTTTTGGTACTCCTCGAAGAATTTATTTCCGATGCCTGGCTTAAGGGACATCGTAATGTATTCGGGTAGCCGGCCCTGATAGTGGCTTTCTGCCATATCTCCAGTGATTTTTTTCATGATGTAGCGTGCCGTATAGGCAGCAGTTTCATAGGTCAATGGCCCTACAGTGCAATGGCCTTTTCCCCAAATACGTTCGAGAAGCGGAGACGTGTAAATAATCTCTCCGCGTGCATTTTGGGTGTGTTTGACTTTGTCTGGAAAGTCCAGACCGAAAAGGATTGCGTGATAGTGAGGACGTTCGAGATTTTCACCATATTCGCCACAGTGAAAGAAGCGGATTTTCTTGCCTGAGTTTTTCCTCAGACGTTTCATAAAATCCTGAAAATGCTTTTTCACCAGCGTACCACCGGGAGGTAGATTTTCGGGCGCATAGGTGAGGGTAATGAAACAGTTTTGATCATGAAATTGTGATTCATGAACGCATCGAGCAGCCCAAGCTTGTGATCGGTCAATTCGACAACCGATACATTGGCCGCACGGTACTTTGACAGGTAAATCGACATAGCCCTTAGTTGGGGAGAAAACAATTTTCCGTTTTCCCGTTTTCCCGAGTTCCGTCGACCGATAGCCCTGAATTGGGTGGTAGCACGGCATCTGTCACAGGCGGATTCCGCCGCGCATCGGCGCCGAGCTGGTATTTCGCTTGTGAGTCCGGGACCCCGTAGCAGTGAAAAGGGCTTTGGATTTGGATTTGGACATTTTGGCGCGTTTCATTTGGCTGTAACTCCTTGATTAACAAGATTAAGAGAAGGATTTCCATGATGTTTTAGCGGTGAGGTGTCACCTCGTTTATTAACATCAAGTATATAGATAAACGAGGGACACGAAAAAATCAAGAAGATTTTTCTAGTTCGAAGGGTGCATGCCCTTCAGGAACGCGCTCAGTTGAATTTGTTTTGATGGGTTGAGGGGTAGGTATAGGCTGAGCGATTTCGGGCCTAAGAAGGCCCATTTCTGCAAGTTCTGGACGGTTCTTTTCATTAGAACAGAAGTCCAAAAACTCCCCAGGGTCGTTTTGGAAGCGATTTCGGAGTGCAGAAGGTAGTTCTTCGAACATTGATTGAGCACCTGCAATGAATTGCATGTGCATTTGATAATCGAACGCTGTCGCGTCGAGATATTGGGCAGGCATTTCATTTACGTTGGGTAGTTGGCCGGTATCTTGATACCTAGCCATGATGCGATTGATATCGCATTCGTCCTTGAAGGACTGTTTTGTCCAGCGAGAATTTTCTGGAAAAGTGAGTTGAACACGAGTTTTTTGAGAGTAGTTGGATTTGAAGTTTGTAGATTCGATAACAGGACGTGGATTGTTTGGATTTGATGACATGGTAGTCCTCTAATAAGTAGCCTAATGGAGCTGGACAGTGAGAGATTCCGGACCAGACCCGCGCTTCGCGCCTGCTCTGATCCGGTTGGTTTACCGAAGTTACTTGCCTTGTAGTGATCTGGACAAGTGATTTAGTCCAGAGAGAATATTTCCCAACGTAGTAGAGGAAATGTTTCCTTTGTTGAATGCCTCTTGTGCTGCTTGACGCGCAACGTGAAAGTCTTGATCACGAATAGCGGTATCGACTTTTTCACGTAAATCGCGTGTTACGTTGAGAGATTGCATCGTTTTACTGAGGGCAATCTCAGCTTGCATGACTTGTCGTTGTTGCTGTTGCGTGAGCTGATGCTGAACATGTAGCTGTTCGAGCTGGCGCCCAGTAGCAACGTTTTGTTCACCAAGGCGAACATTTTGCTGAGATTCGACGATTTGCTGTCGAATTTGTCCGATACGTTCTGATTCGGAAGCAGTAAGACCTTTTTTGTAGCCAGTATCTGCAAGAACGTTTTCAGGACGGTTAAGTTCTGTTTGAGCCTCAGCGCTTGCTTTTGCTGCTAACGCTTTATTAAGCTCGACAGCCGACGAAGATTGCGCAATTTGCGCGTCGGTCAGTTCGTTTTCTTTGGCTTGCCGGCCAGCCATACTACGAGCTTGAAGGCTAGCAGCTGAGGCAATAGTAGGATCAGCCACAGCCCCAGAGGGTTGTTGTCCAGTAGCTGGTCCATGTCCTGCAGCCAGTATCGGATTAAGTCCAGCATCGCGAAGACCTTTCGTTTGATAGTAAGGGAGCGTCATAGCGAGTTCTTGTTGAACGTTTCGCTGCGCTTCCATTTGTTTGTAAATTGAAGGGCCTTTGGAACCGCCACCAAAAAGGCCACCAACAGCAGAGCTGAGAGCGCTTGAAAGTCCGGACGTAATACCGGACTGTGCAGCGCCGAGAAGGGATTCCCACATGATGTAAGCCTCAATAAAGGCCCCCGAAGGGGCCTTGTTTTAGAAGTGGTCGATTAGGCCGGGTACACCGTAGACCGGCATCGGCCTAGCGCAGCGATACTTGATGTAACTGTCGAAGAGGAAATGCGGTTCAGTAGTGACCGCGATCACGCGGTCAATTGGCGGATTTTCTTCGATAAAAGCGGCATCAAGAACCGGCGCCGACGCGAAATCCTGTGATAGATGCCAAGCATCAAGAGATTGCGCAAAAGAGCTTCGGAATTCGCCTGTAATTCGGCTTGGCTTATACCGGTACTCTGCATAACGTTCCTGATAACCAAATACCTTTGTATCGTCAGCTGGGACTCCGGTAGCATAAATTTCCTGTTGGAGAACAGCCTGTTCACCAATATGCGAGAGCGCAGGCCAGTAGTAATCGAAACGGGTCTTGCGTGACCACATTCGATCAAGTCCTTGCTGATAGGTAAGGTCGGCACGTACCGAGACGAGGCCGATAACGACGCAATGTTCCGTAAAAGATGTTGTAAAGCCATGGCCGGAGAAGGAAGCAGTACCGATAGCCGCCAAGTTCCCTTGGGGGGTGTCAGCATAGGTACCAGTTGGGGATGTCTGGGGAATGGGAGAGATGTTGACCATTGTTGATCCGCCGCCCAGGTATTCAGGTCTTTGTAGTCTTGCGTCCGGCGAAGTGACTCCGAAGTGACTCTTGATAAGTTCCGTATACCGGGTGCCGCCACGAGCATCTCTTTCGTAGATTTTCTGGATTTGAAAGGCTTGCCGGAGAGAGTTGATAGTGGCAGCAGTGGCATCAGATAGATCCGCATAAAGGGTTGATGAGTCAGGTGAAGCTGTACCGGTCATTTGGACATAGGTGGCAACGCCAAGTTTTACCGGGTTGTTGCTGTTGT